TACATTGCCCCGTTTATGATTCATTACTCTTTCATAAATTGGATCGGGATAAGCACTAGGAGCACTTGGATTTGCAACAATATCGACTGTAATGATTTCAAAATCTTTAACTATGCCGCTATCGTTAACATTGCCACTGCCTCGGCTTGACACGCCTAAATGACACCCACTCTCAATAAGGGTTTTACAAATGTTTCCCATTGGAGTAGGTAGCAGTTTTAGCTTACCAATCCCATTTGCGCCATCAGTATCCATTTCAGTAATCATGTGACTTACACGATCTAAATTGATATTGAGGTCATCTGGATGATCAGCTTCGCCTAATACACTGTATCCACCTTTAATTTTTTCATTAATTGCTTTAACAGCATTATGAATTTCTTCTTTTGTGTAGATACGGTTGTTTTGGTTGCGTACATCGCCTTCAATAAAAATACCCTTCATGTACAAGCTCTTACCGTTACCTTCATCTATTGTTTCAGTGACGATATTTGCTTGACTAAATGAAAGATGTTCTTTTAGCGAAATACTCATATTACTTCATTCCTCTAATGGGACTGTCTGATTTTGTAGCTTCAGCTTTCGGCTTTGGAGCCGCACTAGGTGAACCAGCTTCTTGTGGCCCGTCTACACCCATACCTTCAGCAGTTGGAGCAGGTCTACCCTTTTCGTCTCCGCCTGAGGCTTTGTGTGCAGTTGCGCCTGTTGGTGCACTAGCTTGTGATGCTACTGGTGATCCTTTGTCGCTTGAATCACTGTGTGATACACTTACTGCTTTCATTTCAGCGCCTTCTTCGACAGCTTCAACTTCTTCAGTTGCTTCAAATGCCACTGCTTCCATTTCGTCCATTTCTGGCTCTTCTTCAGCAGGTGCTTCTTCATCACCCATCATATCAGCAAATGCCGCTCTTAGTTCAGCAATTGCGTCTTCGACGTTATCCATGGCTTCTTCTGCATCAGAATCGCCGCCTTCTGCGTCGCCTTCGTCTGCTTCTGGTTCCATGTCCATAGCTAAATCCATTTCAGCTTCTGGTTCGTCCATGTCCTCATCGTCCATGATTTCTTCATCTTCAATCTCTTCTTCGGCTGTTTCAATGTCGTCTAAGAAATCTTCTTCAGCATCAGAAGCGTCAATCGCTTCTTCTACTTCATCCTCAGAATCATCGTCAGCTTCGTCAAGATCGATAGTTTCATCTAGGTCTTCGTCTTGAATTTCGTCTTCTACTACTTCATCATTTTCTTGTAGACTAGACCAATGTGATTTGGCTTTTTCTACAAAAACATTGTGAAGAAGATCGGCGGCTTTGTCTTGCTCGTCGTTTACGATATATTCAAGGACCTTTACTAAAGATTCCTTATGTTCGCTCATATCATTCTCCTTAAAAAATTACAGGCTTACCAAGATGGTTTACATCTATATTTAACACACCAAGACGTTTCACCTCTAAAATACCCTAAAAAATGGGTATTTTATGAATTCATGTCAATGATAAGTAAAAATTAAACAGATTTTCTATGCTTGTACTGGTTTTGCATAAATCTTTTTAATACGTTCCATGCGAGATGCATGTTCAATATTATGTACTTCTCGTTGTTTTCTCAAACGATTAATGTGTTTTAACGTAAGTCTAGACTTACGAACATCGTCAGCCTGCCTATTATTATAATTGTCGTCTTCGGCATCATAATATTCTTTTAATATCTCTGTACTACGCATTTTCATCTCCTGTGGGTACTGCTTCTGAACCACTAATAGGACTTGAACCTTCAGTTTCATCACCTGTTGCCGCATCAGTTGGTATATCAATATCACTACCATCCGGTACGTCAAATCCTCTTACTCCGACGTTTCCTAATCCTGGAATATCAGATCCTTCAGGTGTTGTTCCTGATTGGTTTTCCTCTTCCCACATTCTCTCATTTTTCAATATTTCTTCTTCTGTCCAGCCTAAATACTTTTCTAGTATAAAGCGTCTGCTCATATAAGGTACACCTTCTAGATTACCAAACACTGCCGATCTAGCACTGTGTATTTCAATTTCTTTATATGTACTGAAACTTTGTGGTTCCACAAATTCTAAATCAAAAACGCTAGCATCAATATTAATGCCCTTGTTTTTTAAATATAGTTTAAATTCTTTATCCATAACAGGTGCAATAGCATTTTGTAGTCTCATACAATACTGATTGAATCTATACTCTTGGATAAAAGCAGTGCCAACTCTGCCGTCTACATAACTTGCAGTTCCATCGTCAGGACCTGTTGGTAAGTAACTGCTTGGTACACGCAATGCTCTAAGCATTTTGTTTGTGAAATAACGCAAGTCGTCAATTTGTCCTAGGTTTTCTCCACCTGGTAACACTTCAACTTTACTACCTCTACCTTCACTGGTTTGTGCAAAGAAGTAGTCTTCCATAATTGATAACGGATTATATGCCGCATCCATAATAGTTGTGCCGCCACCTGTTTTGTTTGGAATACGTTTTTGATGAATTTCATTTTTAACACGCTCAACAAAACCCATAGCTTTGTTGGGAGGCATGTTGCCTACATCAACATAAAATACTCTACGTTCTGGAGCACGTTGTACTCTGTAGATAATAATACTATCTTCAAGCAGTTCTTTTTGTTTGTATGTTTTAAAGATAGGATCAAGTATACTGCTACCAAAAGGCCAATTTCCATCCATGCCTTCTGTTAAACCTAGATGTACAACATGACTTGCATCTACTGTATATTCTTGTATTTGACCTGTGCCTGGATCGTACTGTCCTGCATTTTGACCATACATACCTTTGTCAATAACCTGACCTCTCATCATACTATTAACTGTGCCATATGTTTGACTGTGTTGAACTGGCTTACTTACAGTTTTTTCCTGCATGTTTAGGTCAATGTTTTTAATTATATACTGCTCAGGTTTTTTACCTTTAGCTTCATTGACAACTGCTTTGGTTACATCAACAGGATTTACATAATACAATTCCCAAGTTTCTGGATCTCTGATAAAAAATTGATCTCCGTATTTGATTGTGTTTCTAAACATACGGAAAATACGTCTGTCCCAGTCTTGCAAGTTACACCATTGTCTTAGTGTTTGCTCTAGGATCTTGCTTTCGCTTTCTGTAGCACTTTCTTTATATTCAATTTTAAAAGGTAAATGGTGTTGTTCATCTACTTGTGTACTGAACTCACTAATAATGTCAATGGCGGCGTTGATCTCGCTGTCCATATCCATTTGATCATACTGTGCATATCGTTCAACACGGTTAGGTTGACCACTGTATACTTCGGGTAACCAGCTTTGAAATCTGCTGGCACTACTAGGCTTCATACCTGTAGAGTTTGCTCCGTTGTATGCTGTAAAATGTTTCTTCCAACTCATGTGAACCTCTTTATCTTTATTATAATGTATTTATAGTATTTGTCAACCTAATTTATGGACCTATGTTTTTATTAAAAAACTCTGCAAATCCAGGAACTTTTGATAGTCCAGTTGCTATTGACTCACCCAACGCATTAATTGAGTTACTATCTATCTTAGTGTTGAGAGGATTATTATCTCCACCTAAAAAATCACCTAGTTTCTCTATATTGCTTCTGACTTTACCAACTTTCTTTTCCATATATTCTTCTTTTGTCATACCTAATTGTCTAGCTTCATCTATTTCCTTAGATGTCAACGACGTTGAAGCACTCATTAACTCGCCAGCACCTTCAGACATCTGACTTGCCATCAGTCCCATGGCTATTTTATTAAATCCTAAGGCTCGTGCACCTAAGCCCGCAAAGAATAAAGTATCATTGAATTCGATATTACCAGTCCCTGCATTGTAAAAAGGTTCTAATATTGCCTTACCCAATCCTCTGCCTACTCCTGAAAGAAACTTTTCCATAATCTCAGAACCTAATGCACCTTGTAAACCTTCTTGTATTTTCAAAGCCGCTTCAGGCAAGCCTAATTTTTCACCTGTCATTCCTTCAGCTACATTGATGATCAAATTCAATTTCTGGGCCGCTAATAATTGATTAGTTGTTTGTAGTTCAGACGTTAATCCACGTGCCTTACCTTCTGTAGTGCCAAAAGCATCATCTAAATCTTTCAAAGATTGTTCAAACTCACCTGCTACATCATCAATATCTGCAAGTCCTTGTTGAAATGTAAGTATAGTCATAGCAGTGGTATCACCTAGTGCCGCTTGTGTTCTTAAAACGTTTGCATTTTGTGCCGCAGGTCCTCTAAGATCTTGTACTAGTTGTTGTACTTGAGTACCAAACTGAGATGAATCCATCCCGCCTTCTATGTTGCCCATTACAAAACTTATAAGTTTATCTGCATTACCACCTAAACGTGCAATTAATTCAGGAGCAAATGCGTTGGCAGGCAAATCAGTAGCAATACCGTTTACAATAGCTTCGCCTAATTGTTTACCACCTGGTATTGTACTTAATGATGCCGCAAGTGCTTTGAATCTTTCTTGAGTCTCTCCAGATTGTTCAGATAAGAAACTTTGTGCAATTGCACTATTACGCATTTCCATTTGTGCTTGTAATCTAGTTCTTACGTCTTGTCCTGTAACCTTTGCCATAGCTTCTTGTTGTTTTATATTTTCTGCCATCGAATTAGCAAGTTCTTGTTCTGTCATTGCTCTAAAAGCATCAGTTTCCATGGTCTTTCTTCTTAGTTCAAGTTCCTTTGATATAAATTCTGCTGACTCTTCAGCTTTCATTCCAAAGTTACCAAAACCATCTGAGGCGGCTCTGAAGCTTTCAACTGTTCTCAAAAATCTATTAGTTCCGTCTTGTATTCCGTCTCCAAATTCTCTAATTGCCAAAGACTCTTCTCCTACCATTTGAGTAAGTTGTCCCATGGATAAACCAACCCTAGCAGTTCTCATATTCATTTCACTAAGGTTTTCTGCAAAACTTACACCAAATCTACCTGATAGTCTGAACATTTCGCCTAATTCTTCTGCCGCGGCTTGTGCCATACCAAATGCTGTAGTAACAGCTACAGAAGCTCCAAGTGAACTGAGGGTGTTTGTAATTACATCTTGTATTTTGTTATTACCACTATTAATGAATTGTTTAGCTACTGCTTGAGTTGCTTTACCAGTTTCTTGTGCATAGCGCCTAAACTTTCCTTCATCGTCTGAATTACTTTTTTTCTGCTCTCTCAGTAGTTGTGCAAGTGTAACATTTGTCTGTCCGTCTTCTTCTTTTACACCTGTCAGTGCGGCTAGCATTGCTCTTTGTGTTGCTAAAATATTATCTGCTGTCTCTTCAGTCGCAAGATCATTCACTGTTACAGTGCCTATATTCGGAATATCAATTGATGCCATTAACTGCTCACTTAATTAGATAAATACTTTTATATACAGTTATTTATAGGCGAAAAATGGACAATCCTTTACAAGACTATTTCAGAAACAAAGAAATATATGTCAAGTTACCTACAAGAGGTAACTGGATGGCTGATAAACCAAGTCTATCATCAGAACATGAGATAGGCGTCAGGCCTATGACTATAGCTGACGAAATGAAACTTAATATTCCAGATACATTGTACAACGGCGAAGCAATGTTTGATATGATAAAAAGCATTGCACCAGATATACCAGACCCAAAACAACTAGCACTACCTGATATTGATGTAATACTACTAGCAAGCAGAGCGGCAACCTATGACAAAAAAATGCCTGTAGAAAGTAAATGTACACACTGTGAAACTATTAGTGAATTTGAAATAGACTTGCCCACAGTATTAAGTCAGGTAAAAGACAACCATAATTCTATTTCAATAGAAATTACAGGCGGGCTTACTATATGTTGTAAACCAAACACACTGTATGCTGTTAATCATCTAAACACTCAAAAATTAAAATCATCTGCTATTTTAGCGGCAATTAGTACAGACGAAAATAAAGCCACCGAAGAACTTAAAACTGTTTTTAAAGAAAACGTTGAAGAACTCGCCGCTTATAGACTTGCTAGTGTACAAGACGGAATTGAATATATACAAACCCCAGATGGTAAGAAAGTATCAGACACACAACATATTCTAGATTGGTTAGGGTCTATCGATATTGTAACGGTCCATAAGATAGAACAAGAACAACAAAAACTAAATGCAAACGGAATGCCAAAAGAGTTTGAGTTTACGTGCAGTGACACTGAATGCGGGAAAAAATTTAAAGGGGCAGTAAGTTATAATCCAAGTTTTTTTTTCAGCAACAACTAGCTAGTGCTGGTAATGATCAGGAACAAATTGATAAAATTATCAAACAACTAGAAGACCAATCAAAACGTTATAGAGCTATGATCAATGACATTCAAATACACACAAATGGATCGTTTACACGACAAGAATTAATGAGTATGCCTATTAGAGATTTTATAGAGATCAAAGATACATTGCATGAAAATGTTGATAGACAAAAACAACAAATGTCTTCAAAAGGTAAAAACATAACACAACTATAGTATCGAAGAGCTAAAGCTCATCGTCAAACTCATTTCATTTCGTTTGATATTTCTTTATTTGATTTATTTCGTTATTACCCTGTTTTCAGTCGCACTTAGCTTGTTACAGCCAAGTGCAAAAAAATAAAACGGTCATTACCCCGTCAACAGTTACGCATCGTTATAGTAAAACCTATTGCTAGGCAGAGGCGGTTTTGCTTTACCCCTTTACATACTGCTTAAAACGCAGAAACACTCTCAGCCATAACGACGACTTTCGAGCTATCCGTGGGTTACAATGGCACAGTAGAGCCCACTCATTTGGTTCGTTTTCCCTCAGGCAAGTTCCGACGGCCCGTATTACTACGAACAATCTCAATGCTTTTAACAAAGAGGGTATATTACGACTGGTGTCTGTTTAGTGATTCAATAAGTGCCTTAGAACTGCCAACTCTTACGTTTATAATGCCGTTGTAATATTCATCAGTTTTAAGAACTTCACGGTCAAATTGTTCTTTGGCTTCTAAATAACTTAGTTCGCCTCTGCTGGTGCAGTAGTACAGTATTTCTCTGGTGAAGTTTTCTGGGCCTAAGTGTTCTACGTCTGCATTCAGATTGTCACTGGATCCCCAATAGTCTCTCCAGTCGCTTTCTTTAGTTGAACGCCTTTTGTTCTTTTTGCCTTTGAGGGGTTTTTTAGTTACTTTAAATTTTGCTAGTTTTTTGCCAATGTATTTTCTATCGTTTGTAAGATTGGTAATAAGATATACGAATCCTACGTATTCTTCTGATATTTGTTCTACTATTTTGCCTTGATAAGTCCATTGCATATTTGTTTATAGCAACAATTATATATATCTTCTTTGCTGTTTGTCAACCGATTTAGTACATGTTTTTTAAGATTTCCCAAGTTTGTTTATACCCTTGGTCAATCTGATGAAAACTTGTACTTGCTTGTGCGGCTGTGAAATCATTACCGCCTGGAAAACAATTGTCTCCAAAATATATAGTTGTACCTTCTTGTTCTTTTATTGCTTGACTTTTGTCACATCCTACTGGAAAAATGTCAATGCTTGTTTCACCTGCTACTTGTGCTACACTGTCGTTAAATTCTTGATTGTAGTACATAGCCACAGTTTCTCTACCTTTGTTTATGTCATCCCACAGTGCATATCTTGCACGTTGATTCCAATCGGCATTTCTACCCACAATACTAAAGTTAGCAGTACCTGTGCGTTGTTCAATATGATTGCCGGTCATTTCGTTATAATTAATCTTGTGCAAGTATTGTTCTAAGAATTCATGCTGTTCTTTTGACAGTGTCCACTCATTCTTTTTGACTTCTTTTGTGTCTTCAAACACATGATTTCCGCTACAATGATACACCCTTGCAAAGCGTAAAGTGAGGCTTAAACCGATCTGTTCTACAGTTTTTTCTCTGTCACTGCCAGTTACAATCATGCATTTATTACCACGCATTATAAAGTCTTTCATAAAGTATTCAAACTCTACATTAATAGGTTTACGTGCATCAGTAAGTGTACCATCTACATCAAAAAGGAAGGTCGTCATCATATTCTCCTTTCATCTCTTTAGGATACAAAGTATGCATCATATCAATTGGTAGTTTACTGCTCATTGTTTGTTGCCAGTTTTTATATTGTGTTTCTGATGTAGTAACTGTATATCCACTGGTTAATGTAATAGGATCTGCATTTACTCCTACGTCAATTAGTGGAGCCTCTGTAGTTAGCCAATCTTGAAAGTCATCGTCGCCTTTATAACCTTTATTATTAAAACTATCTATGCTCACTGTATAATTATCCTTTGTAGTTTCTGTTGCTCCGCACCAGTTACACTCATGCCCTCGTTCTGTACCTATAATATCAACTTGTGGTTTGCAGTAATGTTCCCACATATCATTTGAAACTTTATTTCGCATCTACAAACTCTGTATCTGTACTAAACATTGTAAACCCGCCTTCTTTGATAACTTGTAGTATTGTGTTTACACGACCAACAAGTTCGTCTCTGTGCGATATTAAGAATATGTTTTTGTTGCGTTCACGTTCTATCTTTTTGAGGACACCCAATGCACTATCTACACCATTTGTATCCATGCCACTGTCGATAAGTTCGTCAATAGCCAAGAAGTTTATAGGTGTGTTCATACTTTCAAATACATCTCTAAATGCCCAACTAAGTCCTAGTATTAATCTATTGCGTTCACCTCTGCTAAGATTATCAAAGTCTAAGTCTCTGCCTAATTCTGTGATCTCTACAGTTAAGTCCGGTTGGAATTGTACTTCATGTGGCAATCCTAACTTAGTTAGATAGTATGCTAGTCTACTATTCAAGTATTGTAAGTTTTGTTCAATGATACGTTTACGTATAAAACTATCTTTGTTTGTGAGTAGTTTGTACAAAAAGTCTTGATGGTCTTTGAGTATATTTAAATCGTTCATTGAATCCCATTCTACTTCTTGCACACCAGTGTCTCTGAGTGTGTCTATTTGTTCTTGGTATGTATCAGTTTCACTTTGTATTCTTGTTGCTTCACTGTTTAAGTTATTCAATGTGTTCTGGTGCTCTAATGCTTCTTGTAATTTATTATAATGTGTAACTGGCATTTGACCTAGTTCGCCAAGCTCGTCAATTGCTTGTTGCCATTCTTTTTGTTGTTCTGTATTTGTCATAATTGTATTACGTGCATCACCAAGTTGTTCTTCTTTATCACGTAAAATAGTTACTTGTTTTTCATCATGTATGTCTTGCCCACAAGTATGGCATTTGTGTTCTTTCAATGATATAACTTCTTGTTCTAATTTGTTTACAAGTTTATCATGTTTTTTGTTGTCAGATTCAATGCTTGACTTCCATTTTTCGGCTTGATCTTTTAAGTTTTTCTTTTCCAAATAATCAGTCAATAGTGCATGATTATCTAACTCGGTTTTGATATCAATTTTTTCTAGCGTGTTTACTTGTTGTTTAACACTTTCGACATCAGTCGTTTGTTTATCTCGCCAGATCTTTTGCCTTCTTTCCAAATCACCAATACTTTTTTCAATTCTGGAATTTGCTTCTTCAATAGCCTTAATTCTATATTCTTCTTCTTTGATTGCATCTCTAGTCAACCTTTGCTGTTCTTTGAGAACCTCTGCCTTTTCACTTAGCATTGTTATGCCTAGCAACTGTTCAATAATTGCTCTTTGATCATTGGCCCTCATACTGAGGAACGGTTCTGTATATGTGTTGAGTGCAACAATGTGTTTGAACATATCATGACTCATACCAAATAGTTTTTCTATCTGTGCTTGAGTTTGTCGATTTTCACCTTGTGCTTCGTCTTCGTCAACGTTTTGATCGTTGACATAGTATTTAAGCACATTTGGCTTTCTGCCTCTTTCGATCCTGTATTTTGTACCTTCTACTTCAAAATCCAGTGTAACCAGCATTTGTTTGGCATTGGTTTTGTTTACAAGATTATCTTTGCGTATGTTTGTAAGTGCATTGCCATATATGGCATAACTGAGTGCATTAATAATAGTGGTTTTACCAGTGCCATTTCTACTGCCATCTCCACCTAAGTCCAAGTTGTTACCTAGTACTAACGTTAAGCCATTATCAGTAAAACGCACAGCTTGCGTTACATTACCAACACTCATAAAGTTTTTTACGGTTAAGTCTTTTAATGTTATCATAGAGAGTTATATATATCCACTAGAAT